CAAGAAGCATCCGTGATTCTTTCTGATGTACTCGCCGAGGACATAGACTTCGAAAGTCTTCATGTTCGTAACTCCGCAAGTGATAGCGTTAGCTATCTTGACCATTCTCTCAGTTCCATACTCGTGGACCTTGAGTCCGCCATAGACTGCTTCTCTCTCCATGTCGTCCATAGCTATCGGCCAGTAGTTAGGGTCGAAACAGATGCTGAAGTCAACATCCTTAGCTTTCTTTCGAATCTCTTGATTCAAGAGATAGAGAATCGCGTATACTTCATTCTTAGTCATATCGCCTACTTGATCAGGAATCTGCTAACTTTCTCTTTGACCATTCCGTTCTTCTTTCTCAGCTCGAGGTAGAGAGCGTCATATAGGTTCGTCTGGAGAAGAGTCAATAGCTGCTCTTCGTCGAAGAAGTCTTCCATGAGATACTTGCACATCTCGATGACGCTGATGTCGTGCTGAACGTGAATATGCTCAAGAGTGTTGTTGAAGAGAATGAACGAGTTCAAGTCCTTCTTTACGATGATGGGAATCAGACACTTGGGAATTCTCGTCTCCTCGTCGATGTCGTAGAGATCGTAGCCCTGACGCTTCAGAATCTCGAAAAACTCCTTCTTCGCAGTCTCTTTCTCTAGCGCTTCTATTCTGTTGTCGCTGTCTATCATGGCTGTCTCCTATAGAATCTGATTGATCTTGTCAAGATCCTGCGCAGCGTTGACTGCGTATGAGTTGTCGACTACATCTTTGTTCTCTGGCTGTGCTGGCTTTGGCGCTGCAGGTAGAGCCTGAGTAGCTTGAGTAGCTTGAGTCGGTGGTAGAATCTGGACTTGCGGTCCGTTGCTAGAGCCGTTGAGGTCATAGATCCTCTGCTTGTCGATGTTGACACCGATCATGATCTCAGTACCCTTGTTGTTCTTCAATCTCGTCTTAGCTACCTTGAGCTTGTACATTCCCTGTTGAAGCATCGCAGTGTCCTGTGTAGCAGCTAGAACTGCGTCAAGCTTCATAGTAGATCCGTAAGAGTCGGCGACGTCGTTCAAGTCGACGCTAGCGCTGTCAAAGCCGCCTCTGTTGGTCTGGAGTGCAGTTACGATAGGAATGCCCATCTTCGTGCAGATTGCGCCTCTCGTCTCCGCAGCTACCTTCTGAAGGATAGTGTTAGAGTTTAGCGTCGGGTTCGGACGACCGTTAGGAATCATACATCCGATATAGTCTAGGAAGATGATCTCTGGAACGAACTTCTTCTTGTCCTTCAGATCCTTCAAGACGGTGCAGATTCTCATAGCGTTAGCCGTAGAGTCAGGAAGTTCTACGATCTTCAGATGGCGGTCAGTTAGAGCCTTCATCTTCTCCTTGAGCGAGATGAACGAGTTCTTGTTGAGCATCTTCAACTGATCTTGGCTGATGTTGCAGATGTTCTGCATCATTCTCAGTGCGATCTTCTTGTCAGGATCTTCCATAGTGATGTAGAGAACGTTGTGTCCAGCTGCCATCATATTAGAAGCGATAGCCGTCATGATGAGGGTCTTACCGACGTTAGTAGCTGCGAGAACGCCTATCATCACTTTCTCTGGGACACCACCGTTGAGGAGAACGTCCACATCCTTTAGACCAGTTCCGATGACCTTCACGCATGTGATCATGTCTTCGTAGACCATCTCTAGGTCATCTACGAGGTCAAGACCGATGTCAGACTTGAACGTGAAGGCTTCTGCGTCTGCTAGCTTCTGAGCGTAAGAAGTCTCTTCATCGCCCTTGCTGTGGAACAGCGCCTCTTGAATTTCCACCGTCACTTGGTAGATCAGCTTCTTTCTGACGAACACCTCGATGTCGTCTAGAATGTACTCAGTCATGCACTCTTCGTCCGGAATCTCCATAGCAGCGTCAAACTCTTCCAGAATCTGAGTGTCGTTTCTCAGCATGTTTCTCATTTCAAAAGCGTTAGGGAATGTCGTGTACTTCTCTACGTACTTTATGACGTTTTCGATAATCGTGCTGATGTTGATGTTCTCTCTAAACCAGTCGGCCGAGAGATACGGGACCATCCTGTCTCTGGCGGATCTGTTGCAAAATAGGGTCTTGATAATCAAGTGAGGAAATTGAACATTCACCATATACTATACCTTGAGTTAAAAAATAGAAAAAGGCGAGAGCCTCTTGAATTCGTGCTCTCGCCCTAGTTGTAAAGAAGAATTTAGACTTCGACCATGTCTTGGTTGTCTTCGTCGTCATCTCCTTCAGAGAGGTAGACCTTCTTCTCGTTCTTTCTAGCTGCTTCGGCTTCTGCGATTTCTTCAGCGCTATACTTCTGGAAGATTCCAGTGCCGTCGAGTTCAGCGTCTTCGTTTTCGTCGCCATACTCACGACGGAACTGTTCCTCTTCATCAGCTGCCATAGTCGGGAGGGACTCGTCAGTGATTTCGATTGCGCCATCGATGAGATCCATGACGTTGACCTGAGAAGAGATGAGCTTGGCGTTGACAAAGCTGAATCTGTCTTCCATGAAGTCGACGAACTTCTGATCTCGGTAGAGAGGTACCCAGAATGCAGCGCAGTAGAGCTCTGATTCCTTCCACATCTTCGTGACTTCGCCAGTGCTCTTGTCCACATCGTAGTCGGTTCTTGCGTAGTAGCCGTTCTGAGGCTTGAATACGCAGCCTGAGTCGATTGCGTCGTCCAGAAGACCGAAGAACGGATCCAGACCGCCATCGAGACGGATGAGGTACTGAGTCTTGAGGAATTCCTTAGCGCCACGACCCTTCTTGACGCCGACCGTGACCACCTTACCGAGGATGTTGTCCTGAGCGTCCTTGTACTTAGCAGCAGAGGAGCAGAGACCGATAGAGTCAGAGTTGAAGAAGAGTCTCTTACCGCCAGGAATCTTCACCTTCTCGCCATACATTTCGAGAGAAGCGTAGACGTGGTTGATGATGAAGGTAGTGTTGCCGCAAGCGTTGATGATGTTAGCGAGCTCGTTCTTGAACTTCGGAGCAGACATGTTGACGGAAGACGAAGCTTCCTCTGCCTTCTCCAACACCTGAACTTCCACGATTGGACCCCAAGAGTCCATGAGGACGAAGGTGTTGAGGGACTCTTCACGGCTCTTTCCGTGGTTGATTCTTGCGAAGATCTGCTTCAGTTCGTTGATCTTCGAAGTCTGGTAGATGACGATCTTAGAGAGGTCGATGCCGAGCTGCTTCAAGATGTCTAGGTTGATAGCGTGTTCCGTGTCGATAACCACGCAAGCCATGCCTGAGCGGTATGCGGACTGGAGAACGTTGTAACCGATGAGAGACTTACCGAGCTGTGAGTCAGCAGCGATAGAGGTGATTGCGCCCTTTTTGATACCGCCACGGATCTTTCCACCGAACACGAGGTTGAGGGAGATGACGTTGGTGTTGAGCCATTCATACTTCATCGTCTCAGGATCGATAACAAGCTTGTTCAGCTCCTTGTCTTTCTTGAGCGCGTTGATGATCTCTTCTGAAGTGAGACACTTCTTCTCTTTTGTTTTTACATCGGAAGCAGCACCGATGTCCATTGCCTTCTTTTTCTTTGCCATTTTGTTTCCTTTCTCTACATTTAGTGTCGTAGAGAGCCTTATAATAATAGTAAATTTATGGCGATTTTTATTTCGAGCGAAGGCTAAAGTTGGTGCTCTAGTATTGAATTGAGCTCTTCTAGCGTAACTACGGACTCTATTCCGTTTCTTCTGATTTTCACCAGTTGCTTACCGTCGCAGCAAGCGTATTCCTGAGCGAAGTGCTTAGCGCCGAAGTCTCTGATTATTCGTGCTTTCCAAGCTTCGTCTCTACCGTCGATCTCATACCATTGCACCTTACAAGGAATGAACGAGTTTTCTCCAGCTACTGCTTTGTGCCAGATGTCAGCGAAGTGGTTCATTCCCTTCGGAGTAGAGATCAGGATCAGTTCAGCGTCAGGGTCAGAAGCCTGAACCGGCATAACTGACTGCATGAAGTCGTCTGCGATAGAGTCATCCAAGTGAGCGAACTCGTCCACGAGCATGAAGTTTACTGACTTACCTCTAATCGTAGATGCTGATGATGCAGCTGCGAAGATCTTAGTTCCGTTGTCGAGACCTATGCAGGACTTAGACCAGCCTCCTCTCTGTGGATCGATTCCCTGCTGGAGCCATAGCGGGAGACGGACGTAAGCGTCTCTGATACGAGCCATGATTTCCAGAGCTTGGTTCAGCTTGTTAGCCAAGATAGCGATCGTCTTGTCCTCGTTGAAGAGAGCCTTCCAAGTCAGATACAGGGTAGCGATAGTCGTTTTTCCTGACTGACGACCCTGCATGATGATTCGGTTGTTCTTGCCCTCAACTTTAGAGCACAGAGTGATGATCTCTTTCTTCTGATACTCACGAAGAGGAATCGGCTTAGATCCTGTTGGAGTCAAAATATAGAAATACTTTGCGAAGTGAAAGATGTCAGTTGCGCACTTGACGTACTCTTCCATCTGCTCTGGAGTCATGTCGACTTTCTCCAGATGTCCTCTTATATTTTCTGCACCTTTGAACATATTGTATTTATATGCGCAAGATGTATAAATAATAAACACTCATGAGGTAAGAAATTATGGTAAATGAGGGATATAATTGGTCTAAAGGACAATGGAATCGCATAAGGCAGTGGTTCTTGGAGATAGCTAAAGAAGTTGCTCCAGCAGCTGTCGCTAAACTAGAAAATCCAAGATGTACAGTATTGGGCGACGTAGTATACATACACGAAGACCATGACACAGACAAGTATGATACGAGCTATAGCAAGTATATCGGCGCAAGATTGTCAATAAAGCCATCATTCAAGACTTGGTATGATGAATTTGAGAATAATGCAGAATTCGAAAGTACTGTTCGTCAAGATCTGAGAGATCTGAATAACGCTAAGGTGATTACCACTCAGCCAGGACAGGGATGCCTAGCATTCTGCGCCTCCGACTTCAAGCGCACTAATCTGAAAGAGTTTCCTCTCAAGATTAAAACCATCGATGACATAAAAGCCGAGAAACTCAATGCTATGAGAAGAGCAAGACGAGAGAGGATGTCTCTTGGCGAGTCTATCAGTCTCTTGGAGAGCATTGGCTGGACAGTCAAATAGACCAAATCTACCATAAAAATGAAAAAACCAAGCTAAAAATCGTTAGCTTGGCTTTTTTATGGGTTTACAAAATGATGAGAAATTCTTAAATTTACTACGTAAACAACAAAACAAAGGACCTTAAATGCCGCAATTCACTGCACTCATCGTCACTCGCCGCAAGGACGGCGTTCCCGCTACCTACACTCTCACTAGCGAAGATCTCATGAAGATGGTCGAAGCATACCGCAACACGGACATGTAAGGAGGAAGCGAGATGAACGAAAAGGAAATGAAGAGAATCCTCAAGGCCAACAAGAAGGTCAGCATACGTAAGGGAACTAACGGCTGGTCTGCTTACTTCGCTAGCGATTTTCACTTCATGATCGGTGATGCTGCTGGAATCGCATATCGTTTCCGCTATCAGGATCCTCTCACTGGAAAGATCTCCTGGTCCGAGTGGAAGAACTGCCGTTACGACAAGATCACTGAAGAAGATGTCAACCTTCTTCTCGCTAACCTCAACAATCTCACGTAGGAGGAACTATGAACGCTTTTGAACTCTATCAAATGCTCGGCAAGAAGTTCGAAGAGGACCCTACAACTAAGGAACTTCCAGTCTGTCTCGTGGACAATGAATGCGGCGAGATGGAAGCTGAAAGGGTTGAATTCCGTCCGAAGAGCATCGTAGACGGAAAGCCGATGAACATGGTCCGCTTGGACTGGTAAAGTCCTGTAAATAAACGGTTACAAAAGGTTAGGAGAATATGTGCGTAGAAAACGCTATGATGCCTGACATAGAGCACGAGATGGACATACAGAAGTGGCTCATGTCAGAAAAAGCTAAGAAAGATCTCGGAGATGCCGCAAAGAAAAAATGGGCAGACGAAAATCTGTCCATCTATATCAGAACTTGGCACGAGATGAATGACTGCGACGGTTAGCCGCAGCCTCTCAAATCAATCAACACCAAACTTTACGCCGTCTGCGCTACAGGCGGCGCCAATTGCAGTGTAGACGAGTTCGCCAGGGATGCCGTGCTCTTCAAGAGCCTCGTAGTCGATGTGAACGGAGCGCTCTCCATTCTCTTCCTCATCCGAGACCCACCAGTTCTTCTGCTGTTTTCTCACAGCGTCGATCAGGGCGTCCGCGAGTGCGATCTTGGCCTTCTCAGTGAATTCTAGCTTCTCTCTTTCCATTAGTTCACTCCCAGCAGTGTCTTTCTGTCGTCCTTGCCTTCCTTAGACATGGTCTTCTCAAGCGTCTCGATAGCAGTGTCGTCCCACTTCATCTGAATGAGCTTTCTCGTCTTCGGAGAGACGCACAGAGTAGCCAAGTCTTCAGCGTCACATTCTCCCCAACCTTTGAGTCGAGTGATCATGTACTGCTTGCAGCCCAGCTTCTTCATCTTCGCTTCTACTTCGTTTCTAGAGTTTCCATAGACGCGGTCGTTAGCGCCGTTAGCCAAGAAGAGCGGAGCGTCGATAGTGTAGACGTGACCGTTCTTGATGAGATCGGGCATGTACTTGATGATGAACGCTAAAATGAGGTTAGTGATGTGGAGACCGTCAGTGTCTGCGTCAGTCATGATGATGAGCTTGCTGAAGCGAAGCTTTCTCTCGTCATACTGGTCAAGAACGCCGCATCCGAGAGCAGCAGTCAAGTCCTTGATCTCACGGTTTCCGTCCTTCTCTACGCCCTTCTTGTTGCTTCCGAAGAGGTCTGCCTGAGTAGCCTTAGCAGCGTTGATGATCTTACCTCTGAGTTTCAGACAGGCTTG